CTCATCAGTTGCTTTAACTCTCATCTCGACAGTTAAACCATATTCTTGCTTAGTGCCATTTAAGTATTTTCCATCATAGTACCAAGTATTAGGTAGACAGAATCCACCCTTCACAACTCCAACAGTTCCAACATTTAACTTTGTCACAGGAACAAACTTACCAAGGAGAAGTTCTCTAGTATCTTTATCTGTTTTTCTATCAACCTTCTCATACAACTCTGGGAATTTAATCTTTAAACTCAGCAGAAATTGTGGAACATATTTTTCTTGGTAACTTTCTATGACACAACCTTCGAAATTACGTGGTTTATAGTGGATTAGCTCATTAATTAACTCAACTGTCCAGTATTCTTTTTTAATGTAGCACGCAATACTGTCTAAGAATACCTCTTCATGTTTAGAATAAAAGTCATATCCATGCCAACCACCATGAGCAACAAGCAAGATTTCTTCAATATTAAATCCAAGTGTCTTACCAATTCCTCCAGAGTTCCAAGCAAATGTGATTACAATACCATCTTTCTTAACAATTCTACCAATCTCGTTCTTTAAGTTAGACCAATATGAACTCTGTGTTGTTTTATGGTCTACCGTCTTGCCAAGTTTCTTATAACACTCAGACACCTGTCGAGGACTATAAGGACTATCAAATAGTACCATATCCACTGAATTACCATCAAACATCTTTAAGAAGTCTAGTGCATCTAAGTGATAATCAGTATCAAATGTCTCATCTAGGTCATTTGTGATATTTGCTAACTTGTTTCTATTAGCAAATGGGTCAATGATAACTGCATTAGGATTATCTACCTTAACCAACTCAATATACTTAGAAATCAACTTATGAATAGGTTTAATATCAAACGTGTTACTGTTTGGCATAGACCATTCTCGATTAATGAGTAGATTACTTGACGAGTGTATCATCAACTTCCTCCTCAAAATCCTTTAACTCTTTATCTAAGTCAAGACTTTCTCCATACCAGTTAAATGTTACTTCGACATCAGTTGAAATATCTAAGTGTAGTTTATCTGTTGCAGCAGTCTCCATATCATATGCAAATCTCTTTTCTACTTCTCTGGCATATCTAAAAGGAGAACTTAAGATAACTTCATCATGAATAGGAATAATAGGCTTAGCATGTAATGCATTTAGTCTGCCATCCCCATTCAATTTAATCAATGCTTTCTTAGACATGTCAGCGGCTGAATTGTGGGTAACAAATCCATTTGCCACATAATAACCACGTTCAGTATTACAAACGTCATACATGTCAACCCACTCATCTGTGATTTCAACAGAATCTACTAGGTCACACTTACCAAAAATATGTTCATTACGGTAAGTGTCTTGTGCTTTAGATAGTTTTTCTTTCTTATCGTTGCTAATAAATCCAATATATTTCTCAAACGACTTATTATCATATCTAGAAATACATAGTGTATAACTATCATCGCACTTATTCTGTCTCCACGTACTTCTAACTCCAAAAAATGCTAAGGCTAATTGTATTTTATTTAGTAAAGTAGAGTAATCATGATTCTTACCAAATCTAAGTGATATAGTTCCATTAACTATTGTTCCATCCCCATCAAACATCCCACACAAGTATCCACGTAGCATTTCAGTATCTCGAAACATTACATCAGGAATATCAAATCTTGTATTTAATGTTCTAATTTCATTAGCAAGAGTTTTACTGTAGATATTGTGCCAATATAGTTTCTGAGTTCTACCTTCTCGAACACCGATAATCCTATCGTAAGTGTTCCAACAAGATGTAATTTCCTTTAATACATCAAGGACTTCTATCTCATGCTCAGCAACAAGCAATCCGATATAACTGCGTTCTTTATTAGCATAAGCTAAACATCCATCAGATGCGAGCCTACCAAGAAATACACCAATCTTATAAGAATCTCCAATATTATCTAAATAATATTCGTGAGCATTTCCTGCTAATCTCTTTGTAGTTCTCTCACTCTTATAAACATAGTCAGATTTCACATAACTCTCATTAAATCTAATTCTACGTTTCATCTTGGTATTCATTAAATCCTGAGTTTCTATAAATTTCTCTTTACACCGAGTATTGACTTCCAATAGTTTATGATTAGGACTACAATTAAACTCAATTCCCCTATGGTACTTAACATGGCAAAGTTGTTTCTTACCTGTATATACAATATCAGCTCGTGTCCAATCTTTACCATCCCAAACATGCAAACTCTCATCTACCACATCTTTGATTTTGACAATCCCATATTCTTTGGTGTTCAACAGTGTATCACCCAATTGACAGCCTTGCACAATCGAATTAACAACTTGTCTACGTGCTTGCGCTATCTTACCACCGTTATTTACTACGTAGTAACCCTTTTTCTTTAGTTCTTCTATCAAAGTTCTTCTCTGATTAAAGAACGCCTTACGTACTTTGTTGATAATAGGAGTAGCATAAATATTATCTACCCTATCTCCCTTTACATATTCCCCATCTTTGATAGGAATGGCCTCAAATACCTCATACTCAGGAAGGTTTATATCTGGTAATCGTCTCTTTCTTCCCCATAAGGTAGAAACCCAGTTATAATCTTTAGCATGTTTAATACTGGCTTGTTCAAACTTTTCGATTGCAGGGAAACCTTTATAGACTGCGTTCTTTATTTCTCTCGCCTCTTCAAGACTACAGTTTAACTGTTCTGCGATAGATGCATCACCTCTCCCGTAGAGTATCCCGAGGAGTACCGATTTTGCACGTGTTCGATAGGCTTTACCTTCTATATTCGTGTCGGTCTTATGGCCTGCGAACTTTTCTGCTTGTTCAGGCTTACAACGTAGCCACTTACCTTTATAGTTATAGAGTGGAGTTCCTTCTGGATAAAACTCTAAACAATCTTCATAATTTCTATGGAAAGATAAACTGGCAATCATAGCATAAAAGTCTTTTCCTTGTTCAAAGGTTTCAAACATCATCTTGTCGCCACAAACCTGTGCCATTACTTTTATCTCTTGTTGGGATACGCTCAGGAATAGTCAGCAGACATTAGAACATTACGTGTTCTTGCCTTGACTTTAACTGACTTTTTCATGTATTACCACCCTCTTTCTATTGAACGATTCTACTTATCTTATCCGTACCCTTTTCGATAATCATAGCACCATCTGTAGGGATTGTAAAGTCCTTACGATGTGATATGATATAAACTGACGATACATCATTTAATTTTGACATAAATAAGTTATACACATTACTTGCAGATTGTTCATCTAAGAAGTCTGTAACCTCATCAATGACAAGAATATTAGAACTAAAGTTAGCATATCTACATAACATATCTCTAATAGATAACTGAATAATAATATCTACCTTAGTCTTTTCTCCACCAGATAAACTTTCATATTCTTTTCCATCTAACTTAATAGATACATTATTTCCACTTAACTCCATTGATAACTTATCAGTGTTGAATACTTCTAATGAAAATTCTTTCATTTTTGAGTTTAAATAGAAAATACAGTTTGATAGTAACACACCTCTGAAATCCCTCTTAGTAAGAGTATTCATCTTATTCTGAATATCAATTCTCTGAGAAACAGTAGTTAATTCAGATTTTAGTGTACCCAAATCCTCTGCATACTTATCATTCTCTTTTGTTGCTTTTTCAATGCTGGATAAATAGGTATTTTTCTTGTTATTATAGCCATCAATTTCAACTTGAATCTTAGAAATATTTTCTAGTAAGTTCTTCATTTGAGATTCAACTAACTGTTTCTCTCGTTGAACCTTTTGTTGCAACTGTTCTAACTTTTCGATAGAAGTTTGTATGGATGCAACATCTTCTTGATACTTCTTATTACACTCTGTAATAATACGATTATTCTCTTGTTCAATCTTATCTCTTTGAGTCTTTAATTGAACACCAATCTCTTTGAGTTCTTTGATTTCCTTAACCAAAGAAGACGTATCTGGCTTATGAACTCCAATTAACTTCTGACCACATGTAGGACAAATATCAGTAACAGAAGATAATTCCTTATATTTATCTATCTTTCCCTTTAATGTTGTTCTCATTTCTGCTAACTTAACATCCATAGAAGATAAATCTGTAATATTTGGTTCATTTTTAATCTTAGCCTTTTCATTATACAGCTTCTTCAATTCTTCATCATAGTTATCAAATACCCTAGTAGACAATTCACCATATTGATTCTTGTCACTTGCTAATTCAGATTCCAAAATATCGCAAGGAGAAAGATGGTTTAACTCATACTGATAATCGGTGATTAATCTCTTATTATTCTCCATGGTAGTAGATAATTGAAGAACACTATCTTCCAATTCACGCTTTTTATCATTTAATGTTGTTAATCTCTTAGATAATCTATCCTTAATATCTTCAATCATAAAGTCAGAATTGGATAACTGTTCCAAGATTTCTTTTCTGCCACTAGGAGTATGATTTGTCAATTTGTTAGGCAATCCTTGTCCTAGAATAATAACAGAACTTAATAACTTTTCAGTAATGTTAGGTAGGTATTGAGATAGAATGTTTTCTGCATCTCTAATACCCTTATTATCTATCTCTCTACCATCTACAGTAAATTCCATACCTGCAGGTTTGTAGAATCTCTTAACAGTATATTCTTTCCCATCCACAGTGAAAGATAAATATACCCATGTTTCATCCTCTTTTACATATCTGTTATGAACATCTTTTACCCCTGTAGGAGTATTACCTGTTAAACACCAAATGATAGAATTAAAGACGGATGAATTATGCACAACCAATCCATTAGATAGTAAGAACTTTCCATCCCCACTAATTTGAAAACCATAGTAAGTACCTTTACCAATATAGGAGATTTTAGGATGGAAAGAGAATACTTGCTTGTGTGGAATGTAGTTACTATCACATGTTTTATGTTTAACTCTTGTAGGTATCTTTGATAAGTCACCAAAAATAGTAAATCTCATGTAAGTTTTACCATAAACAACCTTTTTCTTAACTGAAACCTTAAACCCAAGTCCTCTGGCTAAGTGAACGAAGTCGTCAGACAATCTACCACATTTCTGGGTAAATTCAAATGAGTGTCTTTCTTTCTCATAATATCCATCAGTGTCCAATAGACCTGCTAATAATTTTAATCGTGTGTCATAATCAGTATTTAAATATTCTTTTGGGATATGTTTATTCCCAAATAGGTTATAAGACTTCAATAAGTTTACTAAATCATTTGTATACGGTTTTTTACCCTTGTTTGCTGAAAGAACATACGTTTTTGCCTTTGAATAACCACAAGAACCCCTAAACTTGGTGTACACGTTAATGTGATGGTCACTAAATGTGGAAAAGTAGTTAGTTACATATTCGACAATCTCATCATCCATTGTTGTGATTGCTGGTTTATCTTTTGTTCCATCCCCCAGCCAGACACCCAAGAAATATGGGTCAATTCTTAAATCATCTTTATTAAAAAGTGTTCTCGTTACAGGCATGATGTACTGACAATAATTTCTCTTAATGTGAAATCCACTAGTTAAAAAATCACTGACCGAAATTTCTAGTTTTTGAGGGGAACGTGCCACACCAGGCTCTATGGTTTTATCTAAACATAATAAATGTCTATCATTACAGGTATACTTATATTGTCCTCGTGCAGACGATACCTCATACATATCGCCCATCCCTGTGTGTGTTTCCAAAACAACTCTTGGAGTAGAATCCCACCCCATGACAACATCTCCAACAACAATATCTTGAACAAGTTTAACAGAACCATCATACATTAAGACTTCTGTATCTTTTCCAAAACACTTACCTGTACCATTGCTAGATGCATTATCTTCGTTATTACGATTAAACCCCTTTACAGCGATAAATCCACTTTTATTAAACTCATACTCTGAATGTGCATAAGATAGAAAGTTATGCATAACTAACTTGCTAAACACTACTTGCATACACTCTCCACCTCTTCCTTTATCATCTTATCATCACCAAGTTTATCAATCATAAATGTTTGAAATAACTCAATATGATTAACCTTGTTTAACTTTTCTTCTACTTCATCTTGTTTCTTTTTCTTAAGTTCGTTACTTAATAAAACCTTAAAATACTTAATATTCTTATCACCACTTAACTTCTTTGTAACACTATCCACTTCATCTCTACCACATTTAAAACTAACTACTGCATTTTTCTTCAACTTCTTTAAATCTGATAGTTTTGATAGATGATAGAAATTTAAAGTGTAAGGATTTTCAATCAATTCTACTTTGCCATTATGGATATAAGCAACATTATGGCTATAGATATTAGCATCTTCACTAAAATTAAGACCTACAAAGTTACCAATATTTAACACATTATCTGCTAAATAGGAACCATTATGAATATGCCCATTAATGAATAACTTTGCACGTTTTAACTTTTCTAAATCAAGTCCATTTACAGTCTTAAACTTACCAACTTGAATACCTGCAATATCGTTATGACTAATTGCAATATCTACAGTATCTAAAAGAGAGTAATCAAACTTATCGGGATTATAGAGATATGGAACATATAATATACCATCGATATTTTCAATCTCACTAATAACCTTAAAACCCAAGAATTGAAGTAATAGAACGGAGTTACTTTCCTTACTTAACTCATGGTTTCCTACAATAACAATATGTTCACAGTTAGACCACTGTACCTTTGCTAAAGCACTAATCTCTTCTGCATTTACATCGGAACGGTCAAAGAAATCACCAACATAGATAATCTTCTTCACACCAAGTTTTGTTGTTTCTTGTTCTACCCAATTTAAACTATCTACACAATAGTCTAATCTATCCTTAATGTACGAGGTATTAACAAAATGTACATCACCAACAACTAAAATATCATTATTTCCCATACGTTCTCCTTTCAATGTTACCTTTAACCTTTACTTCTGATAGGTCTAATGTTGGATTATCAATACCAACACTCTTTAAATACTCCAACATCTTTTGATATTGTTGTCGATTTACGTGCATAATTACCTTTATTCTCTCACTATGTAAAAATGTTTCTTCTACCCTAGAGAATGAAATGTTTTGTGCAAATAAAAATGACTCTAATCCACTTGCTTCATAACTGTTTAGATAAACATTGCACTTATACACTGTTTTATTTGTTCTCGATAATAAGATGTTTGATAATTCAACTGCTAAACACTTACCTAACACATAAACCAACACGGAGTAAATATCATCCCCCCTTGTCAGGTTTTTAAATAGGTAAGCATAGACAGTGGCATCAATTGCAGTAATTACCATTGTCTGTATCTTATCACCCTTTACAAGTAGGACACTTCTCAAATTAGCAGTTGTAGATGATACAAGTGTTAGTATAAATAGTAAAAATAGACCTGCATAATTTTCCAAAGTCTCACTCCCTTCTTACTGGCACAAATTAAGCCTTCCACTTAATTTGTTCAGGTTTAGCATATTCTAAATCTGGGTTATTATCTAAAAATTCCTTCATCTTTTCTACTTCCACTCTCTTCATCATATTTAACATTTCTCTAGTGGATAGACGGTCTACTTGATTCATCACGTGCCAAATATGTGCAATACTTTCATAAACAGGTAACAGCACCGTATGGTCTTTTTGCATAACTGCGACACTTAGTAATGTTCTAAATGGCAAATCTTCTGTCTCAATGATGTAAAACACCTTATCAAAAAACAATACCGAAAAACGATGCTCATTTTTCTTTAATACACGCATCTTTCCGTCTTTAATTAACTGAGTTCTCTCTAAATTCATCATATTTCTCCTATAATACAGTACACATAGTACTATATGCTATCAATATTATAGCAAAAATACGAAAAACTGTCAATAGCCAAAATGAAAAAAGGTGTAATTAAACACCTTAATACTTTTCAGTCTCACCTAATAGAACAATCTGATGAGCAGTCTTAGCAGTTTCCTTGCTTAACAATTCTTCTACCTTTTCCAGCTCGTTCATTAACTGTGTGCGAACCTCCTGCAAGTCTTTCATACGCTTGTTATGTAACTTAATCTGGTTCTTAACAGATGCAATTCGCATACCCTTATGTTCATCGAACATATCTTCTTCATGGCACTTAGCAACTGAGGTGAACGCAGTAACATCACATCCACAATCATCTTCCTTCACTAATGCTAATGCACTTAAAGGTAAGTTATACTTATCGAATAGCCAAGCATGTGTCTTTAATGCTACTGTACGACACTTTACTACCTTTTTACCAAATACTTCATAATTTTCCATAATTTTCTCTCCTATGACTTTTAAAGTCTTTATTAAATTTCTACTCCACCCTGCTTTAAGCGAAGTTTTAATGCCTCGAGATACACGTCATCTGTTTGTGACACGTACTTTGTTGTTTTCTTCCAACGTTCTACAGCTTGTTTTGCACCACTAATGTGGTCATCTGGACACAACCATGACCCAATCCCTTGGTTGATGAAAAGTTGTTCCAATTGTTCTTCCAGTTGTTCAATCATGTATTTCTCCTTACAACAATAATATTAGCACAACTTGCACTATCTTGTCAATAGACAATATTACTGTTTCCAACCGCTATTGGTCAGGAACTTACTAAATTCTGCTAGAGACGGATACGGAGATTTTATACCAAACTCTGAAAGATTTGTAATTTTACTAAAGTCCAAGGTACTAATCACCTTAATGCGATTATTTGTAATTTCCGTTTCTACACCCACTACTGCACCTGAAGAGAATAGTTTAGCTAATACATCTGTGTATGATTCTTTAACTTCTTTTTCTTTATCTGTCTTTGAGGAATAATCTCCTACTGGGAAACTATCTGTAAAGGTTACGGTAGTAATTGTATCTTCTTTATAATGTGCAATAATTACACTGTCATCTTTCTTAAAAATTGTTTCATTCTTTGCACACCCAGTTAATGATAACAAAGAGAATAATACACATATAATTGCCCTAATCATAGTAATCCTCCAAACAATATCATTGCAAACATCAGGATATAACTAAGAACCAGCCACATATTCTTAAATCTAATTACGGAGACCCCGATTGCAAAATCCCAACACAAGATAATACAAACAGTTACAATATATGAACTAACTAAAAGGGTATTTGTTGCCCATAATACAATAAAGTTAATTGTTAGTATAGTGTAGATTGGAAGTGCTATAATTCCTAACATCCACAAATCGTAGCGTCTAACAAGGTATAACACAATCCCTATAAATACAAAGCAGGAGAGTGTTACAATCATCATATTTAATGGTTCTAACACTTTTTATCCCCCTTTGCAACGTATAGCAATGACAGTACTAATGCAATAATTGCACCCCACATTACAGGATTATCCACAACACCTGTACCAATCTTATCAACACTCTTCTTTGTATCTACCTTTGGTTCATCGTTATTTGGCTTTTCAATATCGTTGGTAGTCTTTTTGAAGGTAATCTTATCTACCTTTGTTTCATTGTCAGCAGTTAATACACCTTCTACATAAAGTACTCCACTATCAGTTGTTCCTACAAATACACTCAATGAATACTTTTCATTATAACCATCTGCATAAATAGTGTACTCATGAGTGCCAACTTTATCATATTCTAATCTCAATTCATTGCTAGTAATTTCTTGCTTTTTACCATTTTCTTCTATGAAAATTGGAGAAGAAGAATCAGACTCAATTGGAATAGTAATAACAACACTATATGATGCATTAGTTGTTACGGTAACTCCTAATACAACTAATAGAGTAATAATCATTTTCTTTAATAGTTTTACCATGTGCAACTCTCCTCTAATGATTTAATCTGTTTAATCATTTCAACTGGTTCAGATACTTGTGTTGAAACCTTTCTTGTCTTACCATTTCTTTGATGGATATAAGCTATTGTCTCGTATTCCCCACCTCGATAGGAAATATATACATTGATAAGTTTATCCTTAATAACCTTTACCCCAACCATTCTTGTAAGGTTATTCTCTAAAACCCTAACAACATAATTATTTTCAATTAAATAATTCTTAATTTCTTCCACTATACTCACCTCTATATTGCTCTTTTGAAATTTCCTCTAACTCACCTACTAACACAGTTCTATTTGTATCTGTAGTTGTCTTACAAGTTGTTAGAGCAACTGTCTTTTTATCATTATAGAACTTCCTATCCGAATTGTCAATATCCAATGAGAAAACCTCTTTATCATATGCACTTGTTTCAAAACATCTAGTAAATGTTATACGATACACTTTATCCCTTATTAACAAGTACCCTGTTAAATGCTTAGAAAAAAAGTTATTATCCATAAACTTTTCTAAATCACCAAACATCTTTCCACCTGCCATGTGATGACCATATATGATGCTATAATCATTACTAAAGGAACTATCATTCTTAAAATCTAAGAAAATACTTCCTGCAAGTGAATATTTACCAAAACAGTCTTTATTTATGTATTCTAAATTATCTTTCCCTTGCATAATAGGGTAATCTATATGAGTATCAGGTATTTGTAACCACGCAACCGCATTAGGGACATCATCAAACGTTATTGCATCATCTGTTACAGTAGGTTTATAACCAAGTGCTTGTGTAATATCTGCCTTATTATACACATTATAGTTATCCACTAGACAATAACCACCAAGAAACATACAAATCAACCCCACAATAACG